TAATCTGTATAGATGATTCGGTTAGGGTAGTCAACACTTTCCTTTAGCCATTTCTTAATTTCCACTGCTACCCATGCAGGCGTATCATCGGGCCAATAATCATTTTGCATTATACGTTCTCCTCTAAGCCATTAAGCAATGAATTCCATGCTTTCCAAGCGTCAACATCTTTGACCATGAAGCTATCGCCTTGGCCTTTTGCATACTTCTCAGCTTCGGAACGACACAAGAAAGCAGCGCAAAGTATTGGTCTGCTAATAGGTGAGGTATGAGTAGCGGAGTCATTTGTCATAAAATATACTGAATAGATCATTTGTATTCCTTTGTAAGTTGCTTCTACTGATTCTCTTAAATCATATTCCCTCGGTATCGTCAAGCACTGATTTTTTCTGAGGGTCTTTTAATTAGTGATTAACGATCTTGAATTTAAGCTCACGTAATGTTGAGCAGAAGTTATCGTCTTTGTAGAGCGGGCTACCATCTCTGTTTGCTAACCAGTATCCGCCAATAGGGTCTTTGCTAGTGTAGATACCTATGGATTTAGCGTCAGCTTTAATTCTTTGGTATGCAGTCATGTTTTTATTCCTTTCACAATTATAATTCCCACGGTGGGATCATTGATTGATTATGCGGCGCAACGTAAGCGCTTCATCATGCGCTTGTGCGCCAATATTTCGGCGGCAAGTTCAATTACTGGGCGAGCTTCGTGCTTAAAGCGCAGTGTGTTGAAAGTCTCCACCATTTTTGTTCCGTCGATAGACGTATAAAATGTTACTGGGTTGGTGAAGAATGTTGCGATGATATTTTGTGATGCAGTCATGTGTTTATTCCTTTGCTAATTGCTTCTACTGATTCTCTTAAATCATATTCCCTCGGAGGAGTCAACGGCTAATTTCGCTGGAGGGGTCATTTTCCACTGGAGGGGGGTCACGGTCATTTTCCACTGGAGGGGTCATATTCTGTTTCTTGCATGTTATCTCAAGCATTCGGTTTCTTGAATGTGTGACATTATTACTACACTTGACATTAGGCCAAAAGTAATGTGTGACATTTATGTTACTGATTCTCAATATCCCATCCTTCCACGTTTTGCGACTGCCCCATAGTGGGTGGCCCTTGTGCGACTCGGATGGCTGGGGCTTATGCCCTCTATACCTGATAAAGATAATCTATAGTGATTCGGAGGGTATTGCAACCCCCCAGCTTCATTTTGTTACCCTAAAACTACGTTCCCAAAATCATCCTTAAAAATGAGTATGCTATCAGATTCTCCACAATTTTTCAAGGTGGCAATTAAATCCTGTTTTTCTACCGCGACTCTAATCGTATCCTGCCCGCCAAACGTGATTACGTCCGCGAAAATCTTGCCCTTGTTTTTCCGAATAAACTTAATGGCTTGCTCTGAGGTTAGGTTCAAGTCTTTCATTGGTCTGTTCCTTTGTTTGTGTCTCTATGTAATCAATATGCGATATGTCAAACGATTCGTCAATAGCTAAAATACATTAAATTAGATTATTTTAGGGGTTGCTTTATCTGCGAATCAATGTATAAAGGTTGTATAAACACAAACAAAGGGGCGACAAAATGACAGACTTTATGGCCGATTTATTAGGGGCATTGGCAATTTTTTTCACCCCATTTATGATAACTTTTATTCTGGAGTCCATACTATGAACTATACAACTATAAATTTTGAATACTTCGCCCCTGAACTTAATATTAAAGGGCCTATAGAATCCTATTTATGGGAAGAATTAGAGGGCAATCAATGGGACTCTATAGAAAACCTAGTGCGGCAATTAGAGTCTGCTAGTTGTTCGGCTGGTAGCTGGTCCGACCTCATTTATACCCGCGATATACTAGACAAGTTAGCAGATATGGAATGGCTCGATGCTATAGAGCAAGCGGTTGATGATTACAGTGACGCCACTGGTGAATCGCCTAATTTCAATCCCTATGGCCCCTTCAGGTTGGAAGATATAGTTACATTTGCGGTTGACTGGGTAGCTCAGGAAATTGCAGGCCGTATCAGGTCAATGGATCAGGTGGCGTTAGTTACCTATGCAGTTGACACACTCGATCCAACACCTGAGGTGTTTGCATTTGCGAGCGTGTCGGACGCAGAAGATTTTGTAGCAGATCAAACGCAACAAAGAGTGCAATGGATAGTAGATCATCACCCCCATTCACTATCAGAGTCTGGCGTCGAAGCATTGCTAGAGGCTGAGATAGCATTAATTCACATTGAAACGGAGTCACTGTAATGACAAATGATAGTAGAGTAGCTGATCTGACTCCCGTTCAAGCGTTTGAATTGGCCTTAGAACTAGCTATTACCGCACCAAATGAAGCTCAGGCTAGGCAGGCGTTAATGGTTGCGGAAAGAATTGCAAAGGAATTAGTACAATGATTACACACAACAATGTTAGATTCTTTACGGTCGCGTACCTACCGGACGTTGACAGGGCAGAGAGCGAATTCTGCAGCGATTGGATTGATACAATAGAGATCAGCGAAGGATGTTTTAAAGAGCTGATAGACAACGCTGGTGGTACTGCCCCTATCAGCTATGACAGGCATACCCTACGTGAGAGCGGTTGCTGTCAAATATGTTTAACGCTTGATCTGGATGAGTGGCCACAAAAGGACGACTTGCAGAGTCCCTTAACTTGATATTCTAATCCCGTGCGACTCGGGTTCAACTTGGCCATCCTTCGGGGTGGTCTTTTTTTTGTTGTCAAGTGTTTAGTAGCGAGTCGTTCGGGCGTCATAGTCGGATGGGGTAACATAGCACCACACGATTCGATAGTGAGTTGCAAGCGATTCTCTCATCCTTTGTCAATGATTTACTTTCAGATCATCACGAATTGTTACAGTTTGTAATAACTCTGGCTATTTTCTTGTCAACCCCTTGACATTTCCACCGTGGGTCCCCTGAGATTATACGCGAACGAATCGGGTACGCCCGTTAACGACACCCTAATCCAAAACAAAGAAATACTTTCCGAAGGGGCGCATGCGATACTCAGGTCATTTTCCATCGGAGGCATACC